GCAAGCAAAGCCGTTGAAGCAGAGCAAAAACGCAGTGAAACCATCATAATTGCTGAAAGAAATCGCAGTAATGCGATTACAGCAATGGGCGAGAAATACTCTTGTCCAGATTTAGCACATAAGCTAAACCAAGAGGGAACATCTATTGAAGATGCCCGCCACGCAATCAACTCATACAGGGAGGAACGTCTTAACACTGTGGAACAACAAATTCAAACAAAATCAGCAGAAGTTGGTTTAGATCAAAAAGAAATCAAAAGATTTTCTTTTACAAGAGCATTACACGCTTTAGCAAATCCTAGCGACAGGGCTGCACAAGAAGCTGCTGCTTATGAACGTGAAGTTTCTGAAGCTGCATCTAAAACATACGGCAAGCCAGCAAGCGGTATCTTAGTTCCTAACGAGGTTCTAGCTAGAGACTTAACAGTTGGTTCTGCAACTGCTGGAGGAAATCTTGTTGCCACTGAGTTACTTTCTGGCTCATTTATAGATATTTTAAGAAACCGCATGGCGGTAATGGCTACGAATCCAACAACCTTGACAGGATTACAAGGAAACGTAAGCATCCCAAGAATGACACAGACCTCAACTGGATATTGGGTTGGAGAAGGTTCTGCTCCTAGCGAATCACAACAGGCTTTCGATCAAGTCAACATGACTCCAAAAACGGTTGCTGCATTTGTTGACTACTCAAGACGCCTGTTATTGCAGTCATCTTTGGATATCGAATCCATGATTAGGGATGATTTGGCAAAGGTAATCGCTACAAAGTTAGATCACACAGCTATCTATGGTACAGGTTCTTCAAACCAGCCTTTAGGTATTAAAGATACAAGTGGTATCGGCTCACAAACGATTTCAACATTCGGTACTTTTGCTGAGTATATCGGCATGGAAACAGACGTTGCTGTTGCTAACGCTGATGTTGCAAATATGTTCTACCTCATCAACGCTTCTGCTAGAGGTGCATTAAAGTCAACTGAAGTTGCATCAAACACAGGTAAGTTTGTATTTGAAAACAACGAAATCAACGGTTATCCAGTTGTTACAACAAACCAGCTTGCAAACAATGACGCAATCTTTGGAGATTTCTCACAGTTTGTTATGGGCTTCTGGTCTGGTCTTGATCTTACTGTTGACCCATTTGCTGGAGCAACAAGCGGTAATGTAAGAGTTATTGCACTTCAAGATGTTGATTTTGCGGTCAAACAGGCTGGAGCTTTCTGTTTCGGTACATAATAAGCATGAAAGTATCGCTGCTTAGAGACACAATGATAGCTGGCACTCCAAACAGTGCTGGCTCTATTGTTGATGTTCAACCTCATATTGGCGATATGCTTATTGGAATAGGTAAAGCTGAAGCTGTGGTCGAAGCTTGCGAAGCACCAATAGCAGAGCCAGTAGCAGAGGAAACCGAAGAGGAAGAAACTGATTTTAGTTCAATGACTAAAGCTCAGTTAGAAACCTATGGTCGTAGTATCGGGTTAGAACTTGATAAACGACTAAACAAGTCAACGCTTCTCACACAAATTGAAGAAGCAATTAAAAAAATAGAGGTATCTTAAAATGTCTGTTATTCAACAGAACTTAGACAAACTAACTGTCACTGCTGGAGTTGCTACTGGTGCTAAAACATCAACAGCAACAAGTTCAGCGATTGACTTGCTTGAGTTTGATGGCGATATTTTGTTAGTTCTTGACAGTGCTGCTGGCACTGGTTCAAGTCCTACTTTAGATATTAAGCTTACAAACTCAGACGCAAGTAGCGGTACATATACAGATTTATCTGGAGCAACTTTCACACAAGTAACTGGTTCTGCTTCAATGCAGACTTTAGTTATTAATAAAGATAGTGCAGAAAGATATATCAAAATTGTACAAACAATAGGTGGCTCTACACCATCATTTACTTTCAGCATCAATTTAATTGGTGTTAAAAAGTATAGTTAAAACATACAGCCCTCTAACGAGGGCTTTTTAACATGATTATTGAAGAAAACCTTGATACTTACTTTGCTGATTTAGGCCAAGAAGTATCTTTCAATGGAATTGCAAAAAAAGGTTTGCTTAATATGCCAGATGAGATATTAGCTGGCGACCTTATGATTTCAACAGATTATGTTTTGACAGTACAAACAAAAGAATTTGAAGATGTTGTTTTAGGAAGTGTATTAGTCATTGAAGTGAATGGTAAAAAAGAAAAATATGAAGTAAGAAGTAAACGTATGGAAGATGACGGTAAACTTTCAATGATTACCCTTAGTAAGACATGACAACAAAAAGAGAAGCTATATTAGCGCAACTCATTACACAATTAGCTGGCACTACTGGTCTTGGAACTCGTATTTATAGAAGTCGTGTAACACCTGTTTCAAGATCAGAAGGTGCTGTTCTTATTGTTGAGCCAATGTCTGATAACTGTGAAATAAGAAGAAATAATTTTCAATGGACATTAAATGTAAGATTAAGCGTTATTGTTAGAGGTTCAGCAACGCAGACAGCCGACCAAGTTGCTGATCCAATTGTAAAATCTATACATGACAAAATCTCAACAGATATAACTCTTAATGGAAAAGCTATTGATGTAAGACCAAGAAATGTCTCATTTGATTTAATTGATGGCGACCAACCTAGCGGAGTGGTATCTTGCGATTATATTATTATATATCAAACATCAACTACTGATTTATCCACTTAAATGACGCTATTATGGAAGATAAGTATGCTGGTCAAGGGGGAACTTACCTTATTGACCCTAAAACTGGTAAGAAAAAGCTGATTAGGCAGACTTTACCAGCCCAACCAACCGAATCTTTACCACAAGAGGAAACTTCCAATGCCAAAGAGGACTAGACTTAGAGCTTTGCTCGCAAAAGATGAAAGCTCATACGGTAGTGACCCAACAGCAACAGGGTCAGCTAACGCAATTTTATGTACTGAACTTTCAATCGAGCCTATTCAATCTGACGAGGTTTCAAGGGATTTAATAAGAAGTTATCTTGGCAACTACGATACTCTCTTAGCAAACACTCGGGCGCAGGTAACAATAACTGTGGAAATGGCTGGAAGTGGCTCGGCTGGAACGGCTCCGCATTATGCCCCTCTGCTTACGTCATGTGGCATGAGCCAAACTATTGCAAGCGGTACTAGCGTCACTTATGCCCCAATCAGCACTGGTTTCGATTCGTGTACGATTGTTTATAACGCAGACGGTGTTCAACATAAATTAACAGGATGTCGTGGAACATATAGTCTTAATTGCGAGGTTGGTTCAATTCCCACAATCACTTTCGTAATGACAGGATTGTATAATGCTCCAACTGATACAACAATGCCAACCTGTACATTCCAAAATCAGGCTGACCCACTTGTATTCAAAAATGGCAATACTTCTGCTTTCCAATTCCATAGCTTTGCAGCTTCACTACAATCCTTTACATTTGACATGAACAACGAGATTGTTTATAGAGAACTTGTTGGGGGAACAAAAGAAGTACAAATCAACAACAGAACACCAAGCGGAACTGTTCAAATAGAAAATGTTGCTTTATCAGCTAAAAACTTCTTTACTAATGCAACATCAAATGTAAGTGGTAACAATACATTTCTACATGGAACAACTGCTGGAAATAAACTTACAGTGACAATGCCAAAAGCAAATATCACTGCTCCAGCTTATGCTTCTGTAGATGAAATTGATATGCTTGACCTCGCATATACAGCAGTTCCTAATAGTGGTAATGACGAAGTAAGCCTCGTTTTTACTTAAATATATTTGTTTTTTTCTCAATATTGGTTAAACTGTGCGTTACATGGTTTAACCTTTTTTTATGGCATTAATTATCAACAAAGTTAAGTCCTTTAAATGGACAGTTGACTATGAATACCCAGAGGATGATGATTTTGTAGAAGTCAAATTTAAAGCAATTTTTAAAAGGATGCCACAAAAATTTCTCAACAAAATGGCTAAACTTGCAACTCCAAAAAAAGATAAAGATGGAAATGAGTTGCCTACAGATTTTGACCCAGCAGAATTATGTCGTGAAGTTGTTATTGGTTGGGAAGAGGTATTTATAGTAAATGAAAAAGGCGAAGAAGAGGATGTGCCTTTTAATAAAGAAAATTTGAATAATTTACTTGAGATACCGTTTTTAACGGCTTATCTTGCTAAATCGTTTTACGAAGGTCAAACAGGTAAAAAACTAAAAAACTTAGAGGGGCAGTAGATCATCTTATCAATGGCGGTGTTGAAGATAAATCGCATGATGATGCTGCTGTATTAGGAATCAAAGGGCTGCCCCAAGAAAGAGTAGAAAAAGATTTTGAAGTTTGGGAAGAAAACTGGGAGTCTGTAATGTTATT